GCGGTTTAAGTGATGGAACATATACTCTTAGGGTTTATGTTGAATTACTTAAGGTTGCAACAATCGAGAACGGAATGTTTAAATGTTATTTTGCATAATTATTTTCTAAATAATTATATAAATGAAGTGTTGTAAAAATAAATGTAAAAAATGTGAAAGATATAGTGAGAAATGTATAGAATACAAAAAGAAATATTTGAAACAAGAAACTCGAAATGATGAGCTAGTAGAGATGCTCGAGAGTTTAATAGAAACACAGAAAAAGATCTGTGAATATATTGAAAATGAGAAAGTGTCTGGGGTAAATATCAAAAATAAAACTTCTAAAGAAATATCCAAAGACAAATAATTTTAACATTTTACCCCAGACACTTTATTTAATCTATTTTTTTTCGTTTTTTATAATAATAAAATAATCTATTATTATAATATAAATATGAAAATACAAAGTAATAATCCAACTGAAGATATTTCGAAGGATCGCCCACAACTCAAAACAAATACAGTAAAACAATACGTAGTTAATCTCAAGAAATTACAAAAAATATATGATACAGAAGGCTATGATTTCTTAAAAAAACCCGATGATGTAATGGATAAAATAAGTAATTTACACTACTTGAGCCAAAGAAATATGTTAAATGCTGTGATTGTATTATTAATGGCTTTGAATCATGATAAAAAATATGATGAATTACTTGAAGAATATGGAAAATTAAGAGATGAGTTAAATGATAAATATAGTGAAGAACAAAAGAGCGGAATCATTAGTGATAAACAAAGTAAGAACTTTGCTACAACTGAAGAGATATTCAAGATGATAAATAAAATGGCTGATGATCTAAAACCTTTAAAAAAGAAAACTAAAGATGAAATTACAAAAAAAGAAATGCAATTGCTTCAAGCGTATACTTTATTTAATATTTATGCCCGTATGCCTTTTAGAAATGATGTAGCCGGTATGATGGCTATAAATCAAGCTCAATATAAAAAATTAAGTGAAAAAGAAAAGAAAGACAATAATTATCTAGTTGTACCTTCAAAAGGAAATATATATTTTGTATTGAATAAATACAAAACAAGTAAAAAATATGAAGAGTTAGATTTACCGATCGAAGATAAAGATTTAAGAAAGATATTAAGATATTATTTGAAAATGAATGGAATGGGTGTTTTATTTAAGACATCAACCGGTAAGCCACTAACAAGAATAGAATTAAGTAAAGTATTACTTAAATATAGTGAAAAATACATGAATAAAAAAATTAGCACAACTCTTTTAAGAAAGATTTATTTATCATCAAAGTATGGAAATATGAAAGAAGAGCTTGAGAAAGATAATAAAGTCATGGGTCATTCAAAACAAGTTGCACTCGATACTTATGTTAAGAAAGCTCAAGAGGATGAATAATTATTTCTTTTTTAATTCTTTAATTCTGTCTCCAGCTTTCTCAAAAGCTACATTAAATACTTTTTCAAATCGATCATCAAGTTCATCATATTTATCTTCATCATCTTCAAATAATTCTTCATTTGCTTCAAGAATATCTAAAACATTTTTTCTTCCTTTCTGTCTTAATGCTTTTCTTTCATCTTTGATTTGTTTTACATCATCAAGACCTTTTAATCTGTTAACAAACTTCATAATTTCTTGTTTTCTAAACTTCTCGAGAGCTTTCATATAAAAAGTCTCAAGTTGTTTTAATGTTTTGAACTCGGGAACAACACTCGAAGGTTTCTTGATTTCTCCTTTCTTTCTCCTTGCAACAACTTTACCTAATGCTTTCACTTGAGCTTCTCTTTTCTTGAAAGCTTCTGTTTCTTTTTCTTGTTTCTTTTTTTCTCTTACTTTCTTTGCTTTAGCTTTTTCTTCAGCAGTTTTCGGCTTCGGCAGTATTTTTTCAGCTTGTTTCAAGGTAACATTAGGTTTTCTTTCATTTTTATATCTTCTTTGGATCGATTGTCTTACATGATTCACCATATAACCCTTATCATCTAATATTTTCAATATATCATTTCTAGTTGCACCCTTCGGGATTTTTATAGACATAAGAACATTATGAGCTTTAATTAACTTCCTTATTTCGGGGGTTGTTAGTTGTCCTTTCAATTCTCCAGATTTATACGGCATCACTTTTAAGTATATATGATAAAAAAAAAATAATTATAATATTATAAATTATGTTGATTGATAAAACTCACTCAAAAAAAGATATTGTTTCATTATTTAGAAAATTAGGAGTTGTAATCGATGATGAATTAACTAAAGGTAATATAGTTAATGATATTGAAAAATATATTGAAGGAGCTACTTATAATGAAAAAATAAAAAACTGTACTGAATTGAAAGATTATTTGAAGAAACCTTCTCCAAAACAAAGACCTACATCACAACAAAAAAAAGAAATAATGTTTAATGCAAAAAAGATAATCAAGTGGGCTAAAAATGATTATATATTCGATATGACTACATATAAAAATGCTGAAGATCCATATCATGATGTAATGTCTATTTATATGTGGGGAGATCTTCCAAGTGTGAGGAGAGCATGTAGATTATATAATTTAAGTGTATACTGTAAAAATAATGTAAATCCAGTAATTACTGAAGAAGTAGAAGAAGAGCTGAATCAAAATAAAATAATAAAACAACAAGTAATATATAAATTAATTATAAAGAGAGCTACAAAAGAAAATCCCATCCTTGTGAGTTTTGATTAAAATGCGTTTTAGATTGATTTTTTTTCTATGTTATAGGTATAAATATGGATTATAAGAAGATGAAAAAAGATTTAAGTTTCGGTTTTAAAAGTGAAAATGATATTCATTTTATTTTAGAAGAAGTATTTGGAAAATTATTCAAGTCATCATTAAATCCGGAACTTGGAAAATATTATGAGTTTGATAAATATAATGAAGAATATTTCATCGAAATAAAAACAAGAAGGATAAAACATAATCAATATGAAAGTTTATTTTTCGGGAAAAATAAATTGCTTAAAGGAGATGAATTATTAAAGAAAGCTCCACATTTAAGAATATTTTATTTATGGAAATGTAATGACGGTATTTATGGCTGGGAGCATAGAAGTACAGAGTTCGATACATGTAAAAGAGGAAGATGTGATCGAGGTAAAGATGAGTTTGATGATTGCATAGATATAAAACAAAAAAATATTAAACCTTTAAAAAATCTACTAGATAATATAAATGAGTGAAAAAGTCAAAATTACATATCAAGGTAAAACGAGACAAGTTCCAAAAACGTATGTAGAAGGTTTAAAGGGTAATGATAGAAGGAAACAAATTAAATCTATTTTTGAAGGTACATTTCGACCTCAAACAAAAGTAGAACCTAAAAGATCAAGTTGGACTGTTAAGTTCAATAAAAAATATGGGAAAGAATTAGATAAAATGAAAGGGGGTAGAAGTAAAAAAAATATATCTAAAGTAACGGGTATACCTTTCAAAGCTATAGATGAAGTATTTAAGAAAGGTGAAGGAGCATATTATTCTTCGGGATCAAGACCGAATCAAACCCCACAATCTTGGGCTTATGCTAGAGTATATAGTTATATATTAGGAGGAAGTGCAAGGAAAGCTGATGCTGCTATTACAAAGAAATATAAAGTTAAGTTTAAGAAATAAAATATAAAAATAACTATAATATATAATGCTGAAATATATTCACGGTGATATTCATGATGTTATAAAAACATTAGAAACTGATACCATAGATTTTATATATACTGATCCACCATTTAACGGACAAACCCAAGCTAAATGGGATAGCACATTAAGATGGGAGGAATTATTTCCCGAGATGTGGAGAGTATTGAAACCTAATGGAATAATTGCGTTACATTCTGCAATTCCATTTAGTTATGAATTATTAAAATATGAAAAACCAAAATATCATTACAATTGGCTAAAGAATAATTCAACCGGTTTCTTAACAGCAAAATATCAACCATTAAGAATAATGGAAGATGTATTTATTTATTATAAAAAAAGAGGAACATATAATCCCCAAATGAAAGGTGAAGAATATCACCCAAAAAGAAATGTTAAGTTTGGAGGACAAAGTGCATATTGGGGAGAAGCCGGTGTTAATAAAGATAATGAAATTATTAAAGAAGAAGGACATAAGGGAAGACACCCAACAACATTATTAAAATATCCAATAAGAAAAGGGAAAGGTAATGGAATTACAAGATGTGATGACATGATAGATTATTTTATAAAAACATATAGTAATGAAAATGATACTGTATTAGATATGACTTGTCATAATACAATAGTGGGGAAAAGATGTGAATTATTAAAAAGGAATTATATAGGTGTAGATATAGAAACTATTTCTTGCGAGGCATGATTAAAAATCCATTTGTTTCATCATTTTCAATTATTTTAAGTTTAAGTAATCCAAACAAACAAGATATGAAATATTGATGATCGCTTCTTCGAATAGCTTGTTTATTTAATTTCCTTTTATAGATAATATTGCAAAAATGAGTTAATGTATAAATTATTTGTTTTATTTTAAAGTTTTCTTTCATCGATTTCAATATTAAGTAATCACCTTGATATTGATATCTTTCAAATGTTTTCTTTTTTGTTAAAGGGAATGAGCTTATCAATAATCCCTTGTAATATAAATTAAGTGATCCATCACATCCATTATAAATAGTCATTTTCTCTATATATTAAGTATAGATATTATTATTTTAAGTATTAATAATCTATTTTTATGCTTTTAATCTATTATTATGTCTAAAATAGGGTATTTAAAGGTATATATTTTAAAATTATTACTTCTTTAAGTGCTAAAATAGGTATAATTAATGATTATTTAATGTATTTATCGATAATATTAAGTATAATTTGAGATTATATTTAAGAATCGATTAATTTTGCGGTATTTCCTTGAAATTATTTTCTATGTCAAAGTATAAAATGGATAGACAAAAAGTATTTAAAAAAGAAATGCTTAAATTAAGTAAAGAGAATAAAATGGCTGATAAGAATATAATGCAATTTAAGGATTTCAAAGGTCAATCGAACTTTCAAGCTTTTGTTGATCCATTTACTAAAACAACTAAAGATGAACTTAAATACATGATTGGAAATAGCAAGTGTAATAAGAATTATTACTTTGAATGGACTAATCATAAATGTAATGTTAAACCTTTCTATGATGTTGATTTCTTCTATCAAAATGAAGAACTATACAAGATGAATATTGAACCTATTCAAAATAAAGTTAGAGATATACTCAAGAAATTATATCCAGATACTACTATTGCTATTAGTTCATCTCATGGTAAAAAAACTAAAATCAAAACTAAAACAACTTACAAAGAATTAGATGGGAAAAAAATCAAAACATTAAATAAGTTTAATATTGAAGGCTATGCAGTATCATATCATTTTGTTATGTGTGATTATCAAACAACTATTCCAGAATTAAAAGAGTTTAATGAAAAACATAATTTATATGATATTGAATGGAAAGGAACTAAATTATTCGATAAATCAGTATATCGAGACAACGGTAATATGAGATTTCTTTATTCATATAAGCCTAATGATAATCGACAAAAGATCCCAGTAAATTATACAGAGGATTATTGTATACTTAAGCATGTAATTCAATCGACAGATGCAACTAATCATTTCAAGCGTCCTCTTCCTAATGATTCACCTCCAGTTTCTCCAACTACTAGTGATGATGAGGAAGTAAAAGAAGTAAAAGAAGAAAAAGATGATGATGATTTAATGGAGTTTGTTCCACAAAAGAATACTTATAAAGCTGGAGAACTTCAAGAAATATTAAATGTACTAACTGATGAATGTTATGAATATGATAATTGGACTCGAGTTGGATTAGCTCTTCATAATATTACAGATGGAGATGAAGTTGGATTTGGATTCTATAATGAATGGAGTGAAAAAGATGAAGGCTATGATGGAGTTAGTGAATTAAGAAAGAAATGGAAATCATTTGGAAAAAAGAAGACCGGTAATAAATTAGGTCTTACTTTCTTAAGAAAACTAAGAGCTAAATATCAACCTAAAAATCAACAATCACTTCAAGATATTTATACAGCTTCTTTTGAAAAAAATAATGATAGTATGCATCATGCTAAAATGGAAATGTTAAAAGAAATGAATAATCGAGTTATCTTTGTAAAAGAAACGGGAGATTATATTATTTTAGATAAGAAAATTATTCGAAAAGAAAACGGTGAATTAATTAAGATGCCTTGCTGGTATCTTAAGAATGCTACAAAAACAAAAGATCATTTTGTAAAACAAAAGTTTCCTCACTCATATGAAGATGAAGCTGGGAAAAATAAAAGTATTGTAATTGATCCTTTCAAGCTATGGTGCGAATGGATTGATCGAAGGGAAGTTCGAGCAATCGGCTTCGATCCTCGAGATGATGCTAATAGTGATTTATTTAATCTGTGGAATGGCTTCAATATTTCAAAAGAAGTTGCTGATGCTTATGATGAAGCTGAAGCACAGCCAATTTTAGATCATATTAGGGAGCTGTGGTGTAGTGGAGATGATAATGCTTATGAATACGTACTTAATTATTTCAGTCATATCATTCAAAAACCTCATGTAAAAACCGGTGTACTTCTTGCACTAAAATCGAAACAAGGTGGAGGTAAGGGTATTATTCTTGATAAATTAGCTCAAATCATAGGTGATAATCATTACGCACAAAACAGTAATGCTAACTTTCTTTTTGGAGATTTCAACGGACAGTTAGAAGGAAAAATCCTCATTAATTTAGATGAAGCATTCTGGGGTGGAGATAAGAAACTTGAAGGTGTTATCAAGAATAAAATTACTGAAAAAAGACAAACAATTAATAAAAAGAATAAAGAAAATTATATTGTTGATTGCTATGCGAATTACATTATTACTACAAACAATGACTGGTTCGCCGGAACAAGTGAAGATGATCGAAGGCATTATTGTTTAGAACTTGATAACAAATTATCGGGTAGAATGAATGCTGAAACACTCAAACATATTCAACCGGTTCTTGATTCTCCATGTGAAGCTTTTGCAAAGGTTTTATATAATAGAGATATTAGTGATTTTAAACCTAGAATGTTTAAGAAAACAAAATTGCTTCAAGAACAAGTTGAAATGAATTGGAATAGTCCCAAGGTATGGTATAATAATGTTATGAGAGATGGAGGCTTTGAATATGACGGACATTTTATCGAATGGAATAAAATGTTGAAAATATCTAATTATGACGGTAATAAAAATTATGGAGTTGAAATCAAAAACAAGAAAAAAGAGAAAAGAGTAATTTATACTAAAGAATGGATATTTAAATGTTATGATAGACAATCATACAACGGTAGAAAGTTCGACAACAGTTCATTTTGGAGAGAAATCAAAAAGAATTGTTTGAGTGATCTTTATGAAGAAAAGAAACTGCAGCTAAGAAAGGAACGCAAACTTTACATGTTCTTACCTTCACTTGAAGAAGCTCGAGCTAAATGGAATGAAATGC